GAGATAGTGAGTAGAGAAATCCCTTAACAAACATTTAAAAAATTAACCTTAATACCCTTTATAAAGCTATATATAATATAGGCATATAGGGATAAGTACATAAAAATACAGGTATTTTTAGAAGAATATCTGTATTTTTTTTGTCTGTTTTTTTATTTATTTTTCTTATACGTGAGATTCTACGCAGTACGGACTCGTAAACTTATGTTTTTATTAAATTTAGTCCGTACGCATGCTCAAAAAAACTCGCTACGGACTAAATATTTAAGATTTATTACTAAAATAAGTAAAATTAGTGTAAAATACTATTTTAACGTTCAACAAAAAAGGAATAGTATGATAACTACACTTAAATTTTCTGACGGTCTTGAGTTAAAACTGACTGATGGCCAAATAGAAGAATTAAAGATCTACTTTAATGTAAAAAAAGCAGCAAAGAATAAAAGAGACTTGGACTTTTATAAGTCAAGGGTTTTGGCATACGTTAAGAAAGGTGTTAGCACTAAGGCTGGAATAATAAATCGATTAAGGCGACATGAGGTTATAGTGTGTGAAGCAATCGAGCAATTGATTAATGATGGCGTTTTGAGATCAGTTGAAACAGAGCATAAATATTCAAAGTTCAAAAGCATTGAGTTATTCATTGTTTAACGCCATGCAATCACTATGCTCATCAGATGTTTTGCTGGAACGATTAGGCCGCATTGCTCATGCTGACCATGTTAATCATTATTGGTGGTCTCGTGGCGTGGGATTGGTTGGTTATTATAATGATTTGTTTTTGGCGAGAGGTGAAACCAAATGCAAACAACTCTAAAGAAAATGATAATAAACGACAGGTCAAACGCCTTATGGTTTAAGCTGGATGGTGAAAAGCTTTGGGGCAGGAGATATCCTGATGATAAATTGGCAGACGAGGTTAAGTTTGGATTTTCAGGATATGTTGGTAAAGATCCTAATGGCTGCCACATATGGATGATCAAAGCCATTGGCTATGGCTTTTTGGTAAAAGCGATGTTTTATCGTGAGGATGATTATAATGATTTTATAGAATCGATAGATAAGTAAAATATTTTATCAAAAGTGTTGGCATTTATTTTGATAAGAGTATAGTTACTACATCAGCAGCAAATAACCAACTAGGAGAATAAAATGAAAACAAACTTAAAAAACTTGGTAGCTAACGACAAATTCAATGCTTTCTGGTTCACAACAGAAAATGGCGAATATTTCGCCTCAAGCGAGGTGGAAGTTGAAGATACGGACACGGTGAATATCCTATTTTCAGGATATGTAGGAAAAGATCCTGATGGTTTTGATAAATGGGTTGTAGAAGGTAAAGGAAATGGCTTTACAATGAAAGGATCGTTCTACAACGAACAAGATTATAATGATTTTGTTGAAACCAACACAAAAATTTAAGGACGATTTCAACCTGGTTCTAAATCATTATCAGGTTGATGTCGAGGAAGCTAAGTTCGAGAAGGCCCGCGTGATGGCTAATTACCATGACGCGGCTTTGTGCTATGCTGCTATTGCGGACGAAATTAAGAGGGAGTTGATATGATTATTATTTGTGCTAAAATAGCGGAAAAGTTAAAGGAATTGAATGGAAAATATAGTCACAGTCAATAAAGATTGTAAAGAGATCGGCGTTGATCTTGTGATTGATGACGATTTTCTTTGTGATATAGTGGAGAATATATTGAACAACGGGTCGTTAGATGATACGTTCAGTAACGTATTGTTTTATAAAGTTCAGCGTGCTGGACATAATTTACGTGTGAGTGTGGTGACAAATGGCGCTAACATCTAAACAAGAGAAATTCTGTCAGGGCATTGTTTCTGGTCTTAACCAGAGCGATGCTTATCGTGCGGCTTATTCTGTTGGTGAAAGTACAAAGCCAGAATGCGTAAATCAGCAAGCGTATGAGCTTATGCAAAACCTTGATATATCCTTGAGAATAGAACATCTACGTAAACCAATAGCAGAGCGGGTTGGCAGAACATTGGAGCAGCACATTGAGCGATTAATGAAGCTTGGTGAGCATGGAGAAAGTCTCGATAAGGTAGAATCTGCCATAAAAGCTGAAGAGTTAATTGGTAAAGTGTTGGGTTTTTATGTCAACAAAACAGAATTGACCGGAAAGAACGGTGAAGCGCTCAATATCAAACTAACTAAAGAAATCATTGACACAGATCAAGATAAAACTTCCTAGAGTTTTTGTACCTCTAGAAAAGCCATCGCGCTATAAAGGTATATGGGGCGGTCGCGGATCTGGCAAATCACATAATCGTGCCGAATGTCTTATTGAAGACTCGCTGGCAATACCTGGTTTACGCTCTGTTTGCATTCGAGAAGTTCAGAAAACACTGAAAGAATCCAGTAAGCGCTTGATTGAAGACAAACTACAGCAATTCGGCCTTAATGAATCTCATGGATTCAAACTATACAATGAAGTGATCAAAACGCCCGGTGATGGCATTATCACGTTTCAGGGCATGCAAGATCATAATGCGGAGTCAATCAAGTCACTAGAAGGTTTTGAACGCGCATGGGTAGAAGAAGCGCAAACATTGAGTGAGCGCTCTCTGTCATTGTTGCGGCCTACAATCAGAGCAGAAAATTCCGAGATATGGTTTACATGGAACCCTAGAAGAAAAACGGACCCGGTTGACTCAATGCTTCGTGGCGCAAATCCCCCTACTGGGTCAATAGTTATTCGCGCCAATTGGTCAGATAATCCGTTTTTCCCTGGCGTTCTTGACCAGGAGCGCAAAGACTGCTTAATGACTAACCCAGATCAATACGAACATATCTGGGAAGGTGGTTATGCAACAGTTAACCAGGGCGCGTACTTTGCTAAGCATCTGGCTGATGCTCGGAAAGATAACAGGATAGGCAGAGTTCAACCAGACCCATTAATGAAATATCATCTATTCTTTGATATTGGTGGAACTGGTGCGCGTGCTGATGCGTTTGTGATATGGGTTGCTCAGATAATTGGCAAAGAAATAAGGGTACTTGATTATTATGAAGTCGTCGGTCAGCCAATCGGCGCTCATTTGGAATGGATGCGATCAAAGAATTATGAGCCTAAGAAATGTCAGTTATGGCTTCCTCACGATGGCGCAACAAATGATAAGGTTTTTGCTGTGTCATATCAATCCGCGTTTGAATCGGCTGGCTATGATGTTGAAGTAGTGCCAAACCAGGGCAAAGGCGCTGCAATGATGCGCATTGAAGCTGCTCGTAGGTGGCTGCCATCATGCTTTTTCAATGAGCCAACAACACAACCAGGTATTGAAGCGTTAGGGTCATATCACGAGAAAAAAGACGATGCGCGCAACATCGGGTTGGGTCCAGAACATGACTGGGCATCGCATGGGTCAGACGCTTTTGGGCTTATGTGCGTTGTCGTAGAAGATTTGTTCGTTAAACCAGAGCGCAAGCAGGAAAACTACTATGCTGGAGGTGGCGGGTCATGGATGAGTTAACAAAGATATATCACAAAGATTGTGGCGGTCATGTTGGATATGTAAAGGATGTTTATGGTCTTAAAAAAGACAGGATTAACTTTTTTTTGCTAAACAAGAAGCATCCCGACTGCATGTGCGATTTGCATTTAGGTTGTGCTAAATGTGGAAGTTACATAAAGGACGAAAAAGAATTGACCTTAAATTAAATACGTGATATAAGACTCAATCAAAATAACCTAACGCTTTGGAGCGCTGGTTTTGGACTACGAAGAAGAAAAAGACTCTGACGACGACCAAGAAAAATTCATAGCGGAAGCTCGTGAGAAATTTCTATTAGCCGTTGAAAAAGAGAAAGATAACAGAGAATTAGCTCTCGATGATATAAAGTTCGGCCTGCTTGGTGAACAATGGTCCGCTGAAGACATCGAAGCCCGTCGCCGTGAAGGCAAGCCAACACTCACAATTAATAAATTCCCTGCGCATATTAGGCAAGTTGTCAATGATGCGCGTCAAAACAAACCAACTATTCGCGCTCGACCTGTAGATGATTACTCAGATCCTGAGACTGCCGAGATATTAAACGGCCTTATCCGCAACATTGAAGTTAGCAGTAATGCTGATGTTGCTTTCGATACCGCGTTAACTC